TTTCCAACGCTGCTCCCGCTCCAGTTGTTGCTCCTGTTGTTGATCCTGTGGTTGATACAGCACCTGCGCCCGCAGTTGCCCCTGTAGAAGTTGCTCCAGAAGTCACTACACAAGCGAGCTAAAAATGGCTGAAAAATGGATTCAAAAGGCTATTAAAAAGCCCGGCGCATTAAAAAAAGAATTAGGCGTTAAGGAAGGCAAAACTATTCCTGCTAAGAAACTAGCTGCTGCTGCAAAAAAGCCCGGCAAGTTAGGGCAGAGAGCTAGATTGGCTGAAACCCTTAAAGGCATGAAGAAAAAATAATGGCATCTTTCGCTTATGTACATTGCAAACCAGATGGCCATCCCTTTTATGTAGGGAAGGGTTCATTGCGTCGTGCAAAATATTTAGGCGAAAGAAATGCGCATCATCAGTCCATAGTAAAAAAATATGAAAAAAGTAATATTTTAATTGGAATGATGGAATGCTCCACAGATTCTATAGCATTTGAATTAGAAAAAGGAATTATTAAATGTTTAAAAAATTCTGGTATTAATTTATCAAATTTTACGGATGGTGGAGAAGGCGGACTAAATCCTTCTATTGAAACAAGAAAAAAAATTTCTGAATCTGCAAAGAAACGTGGCGTATCTCAAGCTTGCCATAAAGCAAGAATTATTGCAAAAACAGGAAAACCGCTTACAGAAGAACATAAAAATTTGCTTAGAATTAAACAAACAGGTAGAATTTTTTCAGAAGAACATAGAAAAAATATAAGTATTTCTGCCAAAAAACGTGGTATGGAAGCCGCTCACAAAGCTTTGGCTTTAAAAAGAGCTAAAAAGGAATGTGAATAATGGCATATACAAGCGGTAATTCTACTTTTAATTTAGATTTAACTGAATTGGTGGAAGAGGCATTCGAAAGATGTGGCTCGCAGTTACGCACTGGATATGATCTTCGCACCGCAAAAAGGTCTATCAACCTATTAACGATTGAGTGGGCTAACCGCGGCATCAACTTTTGGACAGTAGAAGAAATCTCTATTCCTTTAGTATATGGCCAAGCTATATACCCAGTCGGTGCTGATACGATTGATATCCTAGATTTGGTGACTCGCACCAATAATTCTCAGGCTAACAATCAGCAAGATATCAACCTAAATCGCATTTCAGAGTCTACTTATTCTACGATTCCCAATAAGCTGACCTATGGTCGTCCTATTCAAGTTTGGTACAACCGTCAAACCGGTAACTCTAATATTTATACAGGGGTAACTTTGGCGGCTACTTTGACCCCATCAGCAACTACGATTACCCTGAGTTCAACCTTTAATATGCGGTCTACTGGTTTTATCCAGATTGATAATGAGATCATTGGATATGTCAATATTTCAGGAAACCAGCTTTTAAACTGCTATCGTGGACAGTACAATACTACAGCCGCGTCACATAACGTCGGAGCAGCGATTTACGACCAGCAATTACCAAGCTTGGCAGTATGGCCTACCCCAGACAATGGAACGCCGTATACGCTCGTTTATTGGCGTATGAGACGGGTTCAGGATTCTGGAACAGGTGTATATGTTCAAGATATTCCATTTAGATGGATTAACTGCTTGGTAGCTGGACTGGCTTATTACTTGTCTATGAAATTGCCCGGCATGGATATGCAGCGCGCACTTGGTTTAAAGTCTGAGTATATGGAACAGTTGCAACAGGCTATTGAAGAAGATAGAGAAGATGTATCAATTAGATTTGTGCCGCGCAACTTGTTTTACGCGAGGTAAGTATGCCAACTAAGTATGCTAGTGGCAAACACAGTATTGCGGAATGCGATAGATGTGGTCAAAGATATAAGTTAGTTGAGTTAAAAAAGCTAACTATTAAGACCAAATTGGTCAGCATTAAAGTTTGTCCTGAGTGTTGGGATCCAGATCAGCCACAGTTACAACTTGGCTTGTATCCAGTAAACGACCCTCAAGCAGTGCGGGAACCAAGACCTGATATTAGTTATTACGCATCTGGTCCTAATGGTTTACAAACGCAGCAGGGAGGCGGAACAAGCATTACACAGTCTGGGTATCCAGAAGGCGGTAGTAGAGTTATACAGTGGGGATGGTATCCTGTAGGTGGTTCTAGTGGGTATGATAGAAGTCTTACCCCGAACTATTTGGTTGGAAAAGGCAATATTAATTCAGTAACAATTACGACAACGTAGGAGTAAAAATGGCAATGCAAAGACAACGTGGTGTTAAAACTGACGAACCTTTTAACCCAAAAAATGTAGAAGACAATATGAAAAAAGGTGGAAAAGTTATGGAAAAAGAATCCAAAAAAGCAGACATGAAAATGGACAAAATGGTCGCTGACAAAGAGATCAAAAAAGCCATGAAAGAACACGATGCTCAAGAGCATCCCGGCAAACATACCAAGCTCAAGCTTAAAAAGGGCGGTATGGATGTTAAGAAAATGGCTAAGGGTGGTGTAACCCAATCTAACCTACGCAGCATGGGTCGCAATATGGCTCGCGTTGCTAACCAGAAGTCTAGCTCAAGAGGTCGTTAATATGGCAATCGCAAAAAATGTAAAGCCAACAACCAAGAATTCTTCAAAAATGGTAGTTGGTAAAAATCGTGATGACAAACCAGCAAGCGATTATGCCCGCCCACACACAATGGCAGGCAAAGTAATTGATGGTACAGAAGTTATGGAAATGGGCGACTATGCAACCGAGAAGTCAGCCAAGACCGCTAACATTAAAGACCCATTACCACCAAGCGCAGTAAGCTGGGGTAAAGGCACAACCAAAGAAGATGGTCTTGAAACACGTGGTAATGGTGCAGCAACTAAAGGTCGTATTGCTCGCGGACCAATGGCTTAAGGGTAAACCCTAATGAATTACGAGACGCTTTTTAACAATATTCAAACTTATGCTCAAACCAATGAGCCTACGTTTGTTGCCAACATTCCGTTCTTTGTTGAACAAGCTGAAACTCGTATTTATAACTCGGTTCAAATCCCGTCATTACGAAAAAATGTAACAGGAAATTTAAGCTCTGGAAACCAGTATTTAACTTTGCCGTTTGACTGGCTTTCCACTTATTCTGTTGCAGTAATTGATAGCAATAGCAATTACAACTATCTTATTAACAAAGATGTTAACTTTATCCGCGAAGCATATCCCAACAACGGTTCTACTAGTTGGAGTTTACCTAAGTACTACGCTATTTTTGGCAGCTCTACTATTAATGTTAATGAGCTAACTGCAATTGTGGGACCAACCCCAGATTCTGCATACAACGTAGAATTGCATTATTTTTACTATCCAGTATCAATTGTTCAGGGTGTTGTTGCTACTCTATCCGCATCCTTTACTGCTGGTACTTTGTATAGTCCCGGCTTGTATCAAAACGTTCCATTAACAGGTGGATCGGGATCGGGCGCAACTTGTGACATTTTGGTCAATAGCTCTGGTAACGTAGCAACGGTTACTTTACAAAATGGTGGTAGCTTCTATCAGGCAGCAGATGTTTTGAGCGTTGATACTACTAATATTGGTGGATCAGGATCTGGATTCTCTATTACTGTAGCTACCGTAAACAACCCATTAGGTCAAAGCTGGCTTGGTGACAATTATGACCCAGTCCTATTTTATGGATCCATGCGCGAAGCTATGCTATTCCAAAAACAGGAACAAGACATCATTAAATATTACGAAGATAAGTACCAAGAAGCGCTTGCTGAGATGAAACGCCTTGGTGATGGTCTGGAGAGGGGTGATGCTTACCGCGATGGACAGACCCGTTTAACCCCATTGAATAAGCTATAAGATGCCAATCGTTCAAGGTCAAACCACCGTATTTAAAGCCAACATTTTGTCCGGTTTGGAGAACTTTACCTTAACTTCGCCTTATACCTACAAAATTGCACTTTATACCGCAAACGCTAATTTAAATAATGCGACCACAGCTTATGACTCAAGCAATGAAGTTGTATCGCCCGGATACACTGCTGGCGGTCAGACTTTAACAATTTCCAATCCACCTACGCAAGATACAACCAATAATACGGCTTATATCTCATTTAATAACGTAACATGGACTGGAAGCATTACCGCACGGGGCGCGCTAGTTTATAATAGCAATACTGGGGCGGCGTGTTTTATTTTGAATTTTGGTAGCGATATTACCAGTTCAAGTACATTTACCGTTACCTTCCCAACGGCAACATCAACAACAGCAGTACTGACAATTAGTTAAGGAGTTTTAAATGGAAAAAGCAAATCTAGGAGATATCAGTACCGCTACGGTTACTCGTGGTGCTGGCTCTGATGAGACTATTGGTATGCAAGGCTTCTATGAAGTTACTTGTTACGACCAAAACGGAGATATTAAATGGCAAGACAAAGCACCAAACTTGGTAACAGCTGGAGGTAAAAGTGCTTTATTTGATTACTATTTTGGTCTCACTGGTACTGGCGGCGGCACTGCTGCTGGCGCTAACTATCTTGGATTAGTAAGCTCTGCCTCTGCAACTGCAAACTATTTCCAATCTGACACAATGGCTTCTCATGCCGGCTGGTATGAGCCACCTGCAACTGTTGCAGCAGCTCGTCAAGCTCCAAACTGGACTGCATCTACCAATAATGGTTCTGCTTCACCAAACAACATTGTCTCTAAAGCCGCTAACGCTCTGACATTTAGCATTTTGTCTAGCGCAACTATTTTTGGATGCTTTATTAACTCTGGAACTGCAGCAGCTTCTACTGTTAGCTCTACTGCTGGTGTGTTATATAGCGCTGGTAACTTTACCGCTGGAAGTAAAATTGTTTCAAGCGGTGATTCGTTAGCCATTACTTATACTACAACCGCTACTAGCTAAGGAGCCGTAAATGGCTCTTGTATTAGCTGATCGTGTCCAACAAACTGGCACAGCCAATACTACTGTAAGCTTTAGTCTTACGGGGGCTGTGACCGGTTTTCAATCCTTTACCGTAATTGGTAATGGAAATACTACTTATTATACTGCCACAGATGCGACAGGTAATTGGGAAGTAGGGATTGGCACATATGCAACTGGCGGAACATTAACTAGAACCACAATCCTGTCTTCTTCTAATTCTGGAAGCTCGGTTACATTTACAGGCACAGTTAATGTATTTGTAACCTATCCTTCTGAAGCATCTATTCTTGGCGGTGCTGGTCAAGCTATTCAAGTCAACCAAACAAATGCAACACAAAGTTATACTATTGCTACGGGAACAAATGGATTCTCTGTTGGTCCAATTAATACCGCCTCTGGTGTATCAATCACTATTAGTAGTGGGCAAAGATGGGTAATAATTTAATATGACATCTATTATTAAAGCTGATAACGGTTCTATTTCTGGAGTTAGTGGAATTGTACAAATTGCCGATTCTTCAGGAAACCTTGCTTTTCAAACACAAGGAACTACAAATACCATTACTGTTCCTAATGCAACTGGAACTATTGTCGTTGGTTATTCTGCTTCTTACTTAATTGTTGCTGGCGGTGGTGGAGGTGGTTCTGCTTCAGGTGGCGGTGGCGGTGCTGGTGGATTACTAAGCGGCACAACAACTTTATCTTCGGGTACAACTTATTCTTTTGTTGTAGGAAGCGGTGGAAATGGTGGTGCGTCTGGCGGTTTAAATACTGGTTCAAGCGGAACAAATAGCACAGGTTTTGGTCTATCTGCAATAGCTGGTGGTGGAGGCGG